TACATGGGGTTGGGGACAGAAGCTAAATTTTATATAGAGGAAGGTGGAACGTATAACGACATCACTCCTCTTAGAAAAACGGTAACTTTGGGGGCTAATCCTATTGTTACAGGCAGTTCGGGCAGTGGTGTTGTAACAATTAACGATACTAACCATGGAGCGCGAAGCGGGGATTATGTAACACTTTCCGGGGCCACAACGACAGATGGTATTACTGCTGCTCAACTTAACTTGGAATTTGAACTAACTGTTGTTAATTCTAATAGTTATACGGTGACAACGGCAGGGAGTGCGTCTTCAGGCAGCACGGCTGGAGGAGGGTCTTCTGTCAAAGCGGCGTATCAGATTAGTGCCGGTCTTGGGATCGTGGTTCCTGGTACAGGCTGGGGCGCAGGTTTGTGGGGTGGCTCAGTTGAGACGTATTCGGAAACCACGCTTAATGGTTCAATAAGTGATTCTGCCACCTCTATAATTTTAACCTCTGCGTCGGACTTTGATACGGCTGCGACTACAATTGCAGCAAATTTAACGGATGTTAGTACGTCTATTTCATTAGCTAGTTCTTCAAGCTTTCCTTCTCAGGGAACTGTTCTTATCAACAGTGAGAAAATCCGCTACGGGAATAACAGTAGTAATGTATTATCGGATTTGACCCGTGGAACGGACGGCACAACGGCAGCGGCACATACGAGTGGGGATGCAGCAACCTATGTTGGACTGATTCAGATTGAGCAAGAACTGATTCAGTATACGGGGAAAACGTCACAGACCCTGGATGCGGGGGTGGTCCGTGAGGTTCGTGGCACAACGGCAGCGGCTCACGCCGATGGAACGGCAGTAAAAGAAGCCCATGATTTTGTGGGATGGGGCGAAGCTGCGGATATAACAACAACGGCAGGCTCCAACATACGTCTCTGGTCTCAGGACAACTGGGGCGAAGATCTTGTTTTTAATGCCTTTGATGGAACTCCATACTATTGGGACAAAACTCTGGGTCTTTCAGCGCGGGCCGTCAGTCTTGAAGATTGGCCTGCGGGTGCTACGAGCGCCCCTACGGTTACGCGGCGGATAATGCTTTCGGGTGCGGACAGGCATCTGGTTTGTTTTGGTGCCAACCCAATTGGCGAAACGGACCAAGATCTTTTAATGGTGCGATGGAGTGACCAGGAAAACCCGTTTGATTGGTATCCTACGGCTACAAATACCGCAGGTTCCCAACGCCTAGCCACGGGCTCTGAAATAGTGTCGGCCCAGAAAACGCGACAGGAAATGCTCATCTGGACGGATTCCTCTCTTCATGCCATGCGGTTCACGGGTCCACCGTATACTTTTACTATTAGTATGCTGGCGAACAACATCTCCATTTTGGGTCCAAATGCGGTAGCCACCGTTGGCGACAAAGCCTTTTGGATGGACCGGGAAAATTTCTACGTTTATTCCGGACGGGTGCAGGTTATTCCATGTACGCTTCTCAGGTACGTGTTTGATGACATTAATTTGACCCAAAGCCACAAGTTCTTTGCCGCGTCCAATAGGATGTTTGACGAGGTCTTCTGGTTTTATGCAAGCGCATCGTCCACGGATATAGACAGATATGTAAAATTTAATTTTACAGAAAGCACTTGGGATCTTGGTACGTTAGCCAGGACTGCTTGGGTTGATTTTGGCGTTCACGATAACCCGCGAGGTTGCGGCGCGGCAAGTAGTGTCAATTACGTGTACCTTCAAGAGTATGGTCAAAATGCGGACGAGGCTGCGATGAACTCCTTCATTGAATCCGCTGATTTTGATTTGGCTCCGGATGGTGATCATTACATGTTTATTAGCCGGTTGATTCCTGACGTATCCATTAATGATACAAGTGGAGGATCTTCCGGAACCGTTAATTATGTTGTGAAAACAAGGAACTATCCTGGAGATAGCCTTACTACAAATTCCACGAATGCCGTCACAAGCACCACGCAACAATCTTTTTTAAGAGCCCGCGCCAGACAAGCTGTTTTAAGAATAGAAAGCTCTACAACGGACTTTTCGTGGACGCTGGGTGATTTGCGTTTGGAAGTGCGTCCGGACGGGCGGCGCTAATGGTAAAATTACTGGATCACTCCATGCCTAATGCACCGGAAGACTATGATCCGGAAGCTTTTGTGCGAATACTCAGGGACATTGAAATGGCGCTAACGAAGCTGGAATTTCCTGCCATTGTTAGCGGCGAGGATGAAACGCATGGTCTTATGTGGTTTAACGAGTAATGACGGTTGCATATAAAAATATTACGAGCTTGGTGGGCTCTACGGGGGATGTAACAATTTACACGTGTCCTGCCGTTCAGACGGATCCGACAAGGATTACTCAAGCCGTTGTACGCAACATAAATTTGTATAATAGTCACTCTGGGACTATAGTAATTTACCCTAAGATAACCGACAGTTCCGCTTCTCTTACAGCTACGCTGGAAAAGATAAGTCTTGGAACTCTCGCACAAACGTCTCTTGCTGGTCCGTTTAACTTAGAATCCAGCGATGCGCTCATTTTAAATTGTGATGTGGCTTCAAAGATTTATGTCTTTGCCAGTGTTTTGGAGCTTTCGTAATGATGCAACAAACTCATACGACGTTATCTAATGGCCTACAGTCCTTTGCGGACGTTTCTCCTGATTATGCCCTCGCTCCAGTTGGCATAGGATCCTTCAAAGAACAAGCAGACAAACTTGCGGAATATGGCCGCAACGGTGATGTCTATGTTGTTCATGCTGCCGAAGGTGAAACGGTAGTTCCCATAGAGGTTCTTGAGGCCAACCCAAAGGTCAAGGAACTGTTGTTCGGGCAGATGCGCGAGATGGGCTTGGACCCCGGAGAGTTCATTGTTGGTAATGAATTGAACAGCATCAACCCTGCTACGGGTATGCCGGAATTTTTCTTCAAGAGCATTTTCCGCGCCGTTAAGAAGGCGGTCAAGAAGGTTGTTGGTTTTGCCAAGAAGGCCGCGCCTGTTGTTCTACCGTTAGCGGCAGCAGCTTTTGGTATCCCGTTTCTTGGCGCGTCGATGCCGGGTCTTTTTGGCGCAGGAACCTTTGGCGCTTCGTTTATCGGTGGTGGTCTTGGTTCTCTCGCGTCTGGTAAAAGCCTGAAGCAGTCCTTTAAAGATGGACTTATAAGTGGTGGCATAGCCAGCCTTACAGGGGGTTTAAAGGGTGCGTTTGGCTATGGGCCAAAACCAACAACGGGATTTGAAGGGTTTAAAGAAGGTTTGGGGCAGACGGTTGGGATGGGTCCTGAAGGATACATTAATCGCTCGTTCGCAGAGCAAGTTAATACCTTGGGAAGGGGTGAGTTTGGAGACTTTATTGGCGCTAGACCATATTTAGATCCGTCAGTTCCTGGAGCGACTCTTCCCACGGATAGTTTTATACAGCCGCCCGTGATTCCGGGTGAATCTCCAGGCACGATAAGTGCGGCACCTTCTTCTGCTTCTGCTACTCCCGTTCAACTAAAGGCCGTGTCTAAATCTCCTCCACTTGTTTTGAGTTCAAACACCTCCACGGGCGCACCTCGACTTGCTCCCGCAAAACTCCCTACCGCTGGCGAAACAGCTCTTCTCAACAGAACGGGAGCTAGTGGAGTGAATCCGAACATTAGAGCGGTGATCGCGAAGGAGGCAAGTAGAGGTCTGTCAACCGGAAGGAATCTTGTGACGCCTCCGTTACCTTCAGACAGTTTTTGGGGTCAGAAGTATACTCCGTTTGCTCCGGAATTAACTTTGGATGATATATATAAAGCAAACCCACACTTAGTAAATCGTTTCGGAATCCCACGTGCGGGGGCTGAAAAAGTAGCTTTAGGATTGCTTAAAAAGGCCAACCCAGGAATGCTTCAACAGTGGGGTCCCGCCGCTGTTCTTGCTGCCGGTGCCGCTTACGGCCTTGGTGCGTTTGACACGCCTCCTGTTGAAGATGTCACAGAGGATATGCTTACAGGTTATGGGCAGGATACGGGCGTGGAGTTGTATCGAAAAGCCATGGAGGAAGGGGATCATGGACGATATCAGATAAGAGAGTTCTGGAAAGACTCCACAGGAATGCCGCAATATAATCCGTATGCCACAAGTATTCCACCTATCGCAACGGCAGCAACGGGCGGTTTGGCGTCCTTCCCACGCCGCGATGGGGCCATCAACGGACCGGGAACGGAGCGTTCCGATGACATTCCCGCCATGCTTTCGGACGGTGAATTTGTTATGACGAGCAAAGCGGTACGTGGAGCCGCCAAAAAGCCTACAGGGGACCCTGAGACAGACCGCCGCAACGGTTCTAAAAACATGTACGCCATGATGCGTAACTTTGAGATGAGGGCTTAATCATGGTTGATAAAACTATCCAAGAACAAATTATCCGTGAAGCCCCAGAAATTGAAGCCATCAAGCTGGGCCTTCTTGAATCCGCAAAAAATATAGCCGACACGTCTATAGATCTTCCCGATTATGAAGTCGCAGGTCTCAGTGATATACAACAACAGTTGTATGGCGATACGGGTGTAGCAAGTGGGGTTACCGCTCCCGGAGGTATTGGGGGTTACAAGGATTACCTGACGACGGGTACGGGAACTTTAGCAAGTGGTCTTGGGACCATAGGCACCGCGCTTGGCGACACGGGTGTTCTTGCGGGAGCGCGGACGGCGGCGGAAGGCTCCGCACAAATGTTCCGTCCGGACGACCTTTCGGCCTACATGAACCCGTACCAACAAGAAGTCATCGACCAGACGATGAAGGAGTTACAGCGTCAGGAGGCCATGAAGTACAACCAGATGGCCGCAGGTGCAGGGCAGGCTTTTGGAGGAAGCCGTTTTGGTGTAGAGGGCGCTGAACTGGGACGCGGTTTCCATGATGTACGGTCCCGGACGTTAGCGGACCTTTATTCGCAAAATTATCAGCAAGCCCTTCAGACGGCGTCGTCTTCCTTTGAAAACCAGCAGCGCCGACAACAAGCGCAGTCGGAGTTGTTGCGTGGTATTGGCGCATTGTACGGGGACTTGGGCAAAGCGGAAGCGGCCATAGGCGGTCAGCAACTTGGAGCCGCCGAACTTGCTCAGACTGCGGGCCTTAAAGACATTGCAACGTTGCAGGCACTTGGTACGGAAGAACGCGGCATAGCGCAACAGCAACTAGATGCTAAACGTCAGAATCTATATCAGGACTTGTACGAACCATATCAGCGGCTGAGTTGGCTTTCCGATATGTATAAGGGTGCGCCGTCCTCGCAAATGACGCTTGGTACGACGGTAGCGCCCAGTGCGCCGACGCCGTCCATATTCCAGCAAGCGGCGGGTGCGGGCGTAGGGCTTCTTGGAGCGGGGGCCGCTGCCAAGCAACTTGGTGGCTTGTTTTAATTAAGGAATAGATCATGGCAGGCGTATTAAACAGACGGATGTTCAGAATGGCTAACGGAGG